CGATTCAACTAAAGATTTTCCAACTGATACTAAATTTGCACAAGTTGGAATTCTAAAAAACCCGACCATATATGATTCTACGGGAATAAACACGACAGTTTATACGCAAAATGAGTTTTCTTCTGTCCGTGCTATGCGTTTTGGTACAGTATCTGGTACATTAAGTGTTGGAGACAAAATTAAACAAGATGTTACCGGAGGCATAGCATATGGGTATGTGGTTTCATATGATGCTGAAACAAAAGTTTTAAAATACTATCAAGATAGATCACTATATTATAATCAAGGGAATAATGGGACTAACCACCAAGATTTTATTGGTATTTCCTCTTTTTATTCATCAACTGGAAAAATTTTAGATTTTGAATATTCGGCAGCAAATAATACTAATGTATCTACTACTGGTGGATTTTCTGGTGTGATTACTGCATTTAGTGGAATTACTACAACAGTCGGTAATAAAATTATAAATCTTGGAGTTGAATTTACAAATGGACTTGCTGATCCTGAAATAAATACTAAGTCTGGAGAAATAGTTTATATTGATAATAGACCGACAGTAACAAGAGATTCTAGACAAAAAGAAGACATTAAAATTATCCTGGAATTCTAAAAAATGGCTCAAAAAACAAATTTAAACGTAAGTCCATATTTTGATGACTTTGCTCAACCTAATGTTGGAGCAAAAGATAAAAACTACTATAAAGTTTTATTTAATCCAGGAAAACCAATTCAAGCCAGAGAATTAAACACTCTTCAGTCAATACTACAAAATCAAGTAGAAACTTTTGGAAGTCATATATTTAAAGAAGGTTCTCTAGTTATTCCAGGAAATATTGTATTTGATAATCAATTTTCAGCAGTCAAATTAAATCCTCAACAATTTGGAATTGAGGTTATTTCATATTTAAAACAGTTTGAAGGTAAAACTATTATTGGACAGATATCTGGCATATCTGCTTCTATTCAATTAGTTCAATTGCCAAATTCTGAAGTTGAATATCCAACACTTTATGTAAAATATATTAGTTCTGATTCTAATTTTGAAATAAACCCATTTCAGGATAATGAGGTTTTATATTGTAATGAAACTGTCGGTTCAATAACTGCAGGAACTCCATTCGCATCAACAATAAACTCAAATTCAACTTCAACTGGATCTGCAGCGTCTATAGGTGAAGGGGTTTATTTTGTTAGAGGTACTTTTGTTAGAGTTCCTAAGCAAACTATTATATTAGATTATTATACAAATACACCTTCATATCGTATTGGTCTTAGAGTTTCTGAAAAAATAATTACTGCAAAAGATGATCAGACACTTTATGATAATGCAAAAGGATTTACAAATTACTCTGCACCTGGTGCAGATAGATTTCAAATAACACTAGCATTATCTAAAAAAAGTCTTGACGATTTAAATGATACTGATTTTATAGAGTTACTTAGAGTCAGAGATGGTGCTATAAAAAAACTTGAAACACAATCTCAATATTCTATTATTAAAGATTATCTTGCACAAAGAACATATGATGAATCTGGCAATTATGTTGTCGATCCATTTCAAATTTCTTTAAATAATTCTTTAAATAATAGATTGGGTAATGATGGTCTATTTTTTGAAACTGAAAAAACTGACAAGAGAAATACTCCATCCGATAATTTAATGTGCGTTAAATTATCTCCAGGTAAAGCATATGTAAGAGGATATGATATTCAAAAAAATGGTATTGAAATTTTAGATGTAGATAAGCCAAGAACTACACAAACAATATCATCAGTGAATATACCCTTTGAAATGGGAAATTTACTGAGAGTTAATAATGTAAGTGGTGCGCCAAAACAAAAAGAAATAATTTATTTACAAAATCAAAGAAAAAATAGCACTACCGCACCTGCTGGAACAACTATAGGTTCAGCAAGAGTTTATGGATTTAATGTAACTGATTCTGCATATAGTAATGCAACCACAAATTGGGATTTGTACTTGTATGATATTCAAACCTATACAGAAATTGAACTTAATCAGTCAGTGAGTAATGTAGAAGTTCCAGCATCTTCATTTATTAAAGGTAAAAATAGTGGTGCAAGTGGATATACAGTTTCTGCTGGTGCAGGATCGAGTACAGTAACTCTTAGTCAAACATCTGGTAAATTTTCTGTTGGTGAAGCAATATCAATAAATGGAACAGATTTGTATCCTAGAATTATTAAATCTGTTAAATCACATGGATCGGAGGATATAAAATCTGTTCATCAATCAACAGGTTTTAGTACTGCATTTTTAGCAGATACTCAATTAAATAGAATTTTTAGACCTGGATTAATTACAATTAGTGCTGAAAATAGTGGAATTAGCACTGCAACAATATCAGCACCAGCAACATTTAGTGGAATTCGTTCGGATACTATTATTAGATACCAAAGAACTGGTTTAAGTACAGAAGTATATAATAGAGTAGTCTCAGTTTCTCCATCATTAACTTCATTGACTTTATCTGGAATTTCTACAGTAAATGGAGTATGTGATGGTTCATTACCAGCATCTCAATTTAGTGGATCATATTCACTAGGGATTTCTGAGATAAAAAATGAAGAAAGTGGATTTTTATATGCAGAACTTCCCGATCAAAATGTATCTTCAGTTGATTTAAGTTCATCAACTATAACATTTTTCGCACAATCAAATATAACACCAACACCTTCAGGTAATACTTTAACAGTAAACACTGGAAATTTTAATTTAGGAATTAATTCTACAACTGCAAAATTTGAAGCATTTGATGAAGAAAGATATTCTATTTTTTATGCTGATGGAACTATAGAAAATTTAACTTCAGATAAAGTTTCTATAAGTGGAAATTCTGAACAGGTTACTTTTTCAAATATTCAAAACAAACAAATTTCAACAATAAATGCAACATTTGTTAAAAATGGTGTACAGAGTAAAATTAAACAATATAATAAATCAAAAACAATTAACATAACTTTATCAAAAAATCCACAATCAGGTGTTGGTGTTAATACATCAATTAACGATGGTCTAACATATAATAAATTTTATGGTTTAAGAGTTCAGGATGAAGAAATCTCATTAAATTATCCTGATGTTGCAAATATTATTGCAATATATGAATCCTTAGATACTTCTGCTCCCGTATTAGATCAGATTTCTTTTAGTTCAATTGCAAATGTGACTAACAATGCAATTATTGGTGAAAATATTGTTGGAAATTCAAGTAATGCTATTGCAAGAGTAGTTACAAAACCATCATCTGATACTTTAGGTGTAGTTTATTTAAATGCAAATAAATTTACTAGTGGTGAAAATGTATATTTTGAAGAATCTAATATCAATACTACAATAAATCAAATTGTTTTAGGAAAATATCAAAATATAACAAATAAATTTATTTTAGATAAAGGTCAAAAGCAACAATACTATGATTATTCTAGAATAGTCCGTAAATCTGGAGAAAGTGCTCCAAATAGACAACTTTTAGTAATTTTTGATTATTATTCAGTTTCCTCTAGTGATAGTGGAGATGTTTTTACTGCAAATAGTTACACTGAAGAAAGGTATCTCTCGGATATTCCTAGTGTCTCTAATTTAAATATTAGAGCAACAGATATATTAGATTTTAGACCAAGAGTATCTGTCTTTACAGATACCACAAAGTCTCCATTTGACTTTAATTCAAGATCTTTTGGTACGGAACCAAAAATATTAATGTCTCCTAATGAAAGTGCATTAATTGGATATCAATTTTATCTTGGAAGAATTGATAAAATTTACTTGGATAAGTTGGGAACTTTTACAATCATCAAAGGTAATCCATCTATAAATCCTAAAGAACCTTCTATTCCAAATGATGTAATGGAAATTGCATCCATTACATTGCCTCCATATCTTTATAATCCTAAAGATGCCATAATAACTTTAGTTGATAATCGTAGATATACAATGAGAGATATTGGAAGAATAGAAGATAGAGTAGAAAATTTAGAAAGAGTAACTTCATTATCATTACTTGAACTTAATACTCAAACATTACAAATTCAAGATGCTCAGGGTATTAATAGATTTAAGAGTGGATTTTTTGTCGATGACTTTAAAAACTCAAATCTAATTAATTTAGACTTATCTTCAATTGAGATTGATGAAATTAATTCAGAACTAAGACCAACAATTTCTAAAAATAGTTTAAACTTGAAATTAGTTTCTGCAGAAAATGTTACTGATGAAAACTTAGAAACCAATGATAATTTTGTTCTATTTGATTCTAATGTAAAAAAATCGGGTGATGTTGTTACATTAAATTATGAATCTATTGATTGGATTAATCAACCGTTTGCAACACAAGTTGAAAATGTAAATCCATTTCATGTAATTTCTTATGTTGGAAATATAAAACTTAATCCAAGTAGTGATAGTTGGGTAAGAACTATTAGATTAGATAATATTGAAATAACTAACACAAGCCGTGTGGCAAATGCTAGTAGAAGAGGACAAACAAGAACAACAGTTGATATAGTTGATAACGTTGTAAGACGTGGAAATGAAATATACATGAGATCTAGAAATGTTGAATTTAAATCTTTTGGAATGAAAGAAAATACTAGATATTATCAATTTTTAGATGGAAATAGTGGAGTTGATTTTATACCAAAGTTAATTGAAATATCACCAGATTCTTCTTTACAAAATTATGGTGCATCATCATCCTTTATAGTTGGTGAGACTGTAGTTGGTACATTTAATAATGAAAATATTATCAATTTTAGAGTTGCAAAATCAAATCATAAAGATGGTTTGTTTAGTAATCCTTCGTCAGTATATACTCAAAATCCATATATAACTTCAGAAACTATACCATCTGATTATAGTGCTTCATCAAAAACTTTAAATGTAGATACAACTTCTTTATCACTAGAAGTTCAAGGTTTATATTCTGGTTATGTGACTATCGGTACTAAATTAGTTGGTCAAACTAGTGGTGCAGTTGCATTCGTAAAAGATTTAAGATTAATATCAGATAATAATGGATTTATCTCTGGTTCATTTTTCTTAAGAGATCCTCTATCAACTCCACCACCTGCAGTTAGAATTGAAACTGGTTCAAAAGTTTATAAATTAAATTCAAGTCCAACTAATGAAAATCCATTGCCTGGAAGTCAACTTATATCGACAGCACAAACAGTATACAAATCTGAGGGTACTTGGGAACAAAGACAAAGAGTTACTACAACTACTGTAACTACTTTCTATGACCCATTAGCACAATCATTTATAGTTGGTGGTGTAGCAGATACTGAAAACGGAAATAAACCTAATGAAGATGCTAACGGTGCTTATTTAACTGCAGTGGATTTGTACTTTGCAAGTAAACCTTCAGGCAATTCTCCATTAACTGTAGAAGTAAGAACAGTAGAATTTGGAACTCCAACTACTACAATTTTAGGAAATCGTGTTACTCTTCAACCAAGTGATATATCAACATCAACAAATGCTTCTATTGCGACAAAAGTTACTTTCGACTATCCAATTTACCTTGCTCCAGGTCTATCTTATGCCATTGTTCTTTTAGCACCTCAAACTATTGAATATCAAGTTTGGATTGCTGAAATGAAGGAAAAAACTATAGAAACACGCAATCTCCCAGAAACTGAATCAGTTATATACTCAAGACAGTTTGCAATTGGTAGACTCTATAAGTCGCAAAATGGTGGAGAATGGACACCAAATGATAATCAAGATATGAAGTTCAAATTATATAAAGCAAACTTTACATCTAATAGTGGAAGTGTGTTGTTCCACAATCCAACATTAAATGAAAGTAATGGATATGTTCCTACTTTAGAATCTAATCCTATTACAATTTTACCTAAACAGGTTAAAGTTGGAATCACAACAACTACAGATTCGACAAATATAGGAATATTAACTACTGGTAGAAAAATTACTTCAAATTCGGAAAGTTACAAGTATGGATATGTAATTGGTACAGGTTCTTCAGTATCTTCTGTGGAAGTTACAAATGGTGGTTTCAATTACACTCCAACTAATAATGTCGGAACTTACTCAATTACTGGAAATGGTACTGGTCTAAAATTGAATATAATTTCAGTATCTACTGGTACATCTTCAATCACTGGCGTAACAATTTCAGATCTTGGAAATGGTTATCAAAATGGTGATGTTGTTGGTATTGTAACTGCAGATGTTTCTCCCGCAAGTGGAAATTCTGCACAAATTACAATAACTGGAATTGGAACTGGTATTGATACACTATATCTCTCTAATGTTCAGGCAGATAATTTTAGTTTAAACCAACCATTAAATTATTTTGATACTTCAGGAACTTTACAAACAATTAGTGGAGTTAACTTACTTTCTTCTACAGATGTTGGTGGGGTTTATAGTGGTAATTATTTCAGAGTAAATCATTTTGATCATGGTTTATATTCAAGTACCAATAAAATTACATTATCTAATGTACAATCTGATGTTGCACCAACAACACTGACAAATACTTTGAGTTTAACTGATACTAGTATTAGTATTGCATCAACTTCAGTGTTTGGTACTTTTGAAGGTTTTACATTTAATGGATCTACTAATCCAGGTTATATTAAAATTGGTAATGAGATTATGAAATATACAAATATTGGTTCTGGTTCTCTTACTGTAGAAAGAGGTATAAATTTAACTAAAGTGGAGACACATAGTGTTGATGACTTGGTTTATAAGTATGAACTTGGTGGGGTATCTTTACTTAGAATTAATAAAACTCATGATATTGCTAGTAATCAAATAGAAATTGATAATTATTATTTACAATTTGATCGAGGAAGTGGTACAAATATTGTTGATCGATCAACTGATGGTTCTTTGACAAGTGCTCCAGAAATATCTTTCAATTCAGAGTCTTCTTGTGGTGGTAATTCAGTTACAGCATCTGAAAATATTCAATTTAATTCAATAATACCTCATGTTAATTCATTAAATCCATCTTCAGTAACATCAACTTCTGCTCAAATTAGAACTGTAAGTGGCACGAGTGTAAATGGTAATGAAGTTTCATTTATAGATCAAGGATATGAAGAAGTCGGATTAGATATTGAAAATACTTTAGATTCTACTAGAATTGTTTGTTCAAATGTAAATGAAACTACTTATCTAAGTTCTTTACTCAGAAATAAATCATTTACATTGAAAGTTGATCTATCAACAACCGATCCTAGTTTATCTCCTATGATTTTCTGGAAAGAATCTTCAGTAGAATTATTGAATAATAGATTAAACAGACCAATAACAGATTATGTTAGTGATAGTAGAGTTAACAGTATTTTAAATGATCCTCATTCTGCAATTTATGTTTCAAATACTGTTCAATTAGCAAATCCTGCAACTTCTCTTAAAGTTCTTGTAAGTGCTTATAGACATTCTTCTGCGGACTTTAGAGTTTTATACAGTTTAATTCGTCCTGATTCTAGTGAAGTTGAGCAATCATTTGAATTATTTCCAGGTTATAATAATCTTTCAGTTGACAACAATGGCGATACTTTCTTAGATGTTATTGATTCATCTAAAAATAGTGGTTTACCCGATGTATTTGTTCCACCAAGTTTAGAAAATCAATTTTTAGAATATGAGTTTACTGCAAGTAATCTTGGTATTTTTACTGGTTACACTATTAAAATTGTAATGTCCGGAACAGATCAATCAAAAGCACCAAGATTTAGAGACCTAAGAACAATAGCAATACGATGATACCAGTAAAAGGACACCCAAATTTATACAGAGATGAGAATTCTGGTGCTATAATTAATTGTGATAGTCAATCATATAATCAATATGTTTCAATGATTAATTCTAAAGAAATTCAAAAATTTGAAATTGATCAAATGAAAAGAGATATTGACGAAATAAAATCACTACTAAAGGAGTTTTTAAATGGAACCAAGTGAAATTAGTTTAGAATCTGTAAATAAATTATTTGAATATGAAAAACATTCTCGACTTATTGACACATTGAACACTGAAGAACTAAGAACCTTTGCAAAACTATATTGCAAATTATATTTGAAACAGCAAGAGGTTATTTCTACTCTAAGTCTATAATTATAAATAAGTTATAGAGATTAGATTAAATAGATGGCATCAGTATATGTAAATAACTTAGTTGTCAACTCTGGGTCAGATTTTAGTCAATCTTTCACTTTAGAAAATCCTGATTCTAATTCTGCTTACGATTTGACAGATTATACAGTTGCTTCTCAACTTAGAAAATGGGCAGGAAGCACAACTGCGACTAGTTTTACTGCTTCTATTGAAGCACCTGCCATTGAAGGTAAAATTGTTTTAGGACTTACCAGTACACAAACTCTTGCATTGAAACCTGGTAGATATGTTTATGATGTAGTAATAACTGATGGTGGTGGAATTAAAAATAAAGTTATTGAGGGTATGGTACTCGTAAGAGAAGGGGTAACTCAATAATGCCAGATATAAAAGTTAGAGTTGGTCAACAAAACGCTGTAAAAGTAGTTTCCAGTATTTCGGGATCTACATCTTCTTTTATAGCAAAAAATGTTATAGGTGGTATTGCCTCAGTAACTCAACTGCATGTAAGTGGTATATCCACTTTTGTTGGGATTTCTACCTTTAAAAGTGATGTATATATTGATGGTGATTTATACATCGCAGATGACTTAAACTTTGATGAGTTTACTGCTAGAAATGGGAATATTACTGGAATTCTTACAGTTGGACAAGAATTTTACTATCCTCCCGGAGAACCTTATGGTGTTGCATACTTTAACACTAATGATAAATTAGTTTCTACGGGAACAACAACATCTGCAATTACAGAAACTAACTATATAATTTCAACAAATGCTTCAGGCATTCCCACTTGGGCAAGTGTAATAGATGGAGGAACTTATTAATGTCTCAACCAGCAACTAGACAACAACTCATAGATTATTGTCTAAGGCGCTTAGGAGCACCTGTATTAGAAATTAACCTTGCTGACGAACAAATAGACGATTTAGTTGATGATGCCTTACAGTACTTTCAAGAGAGGCATTTTGATGGTGTTGAAAGAATGTATTTGAAATATAAAATAACAGAAACAGATATTAATAGAGGAAAAGGAAGTGGAACAAATGGTGTAGGAATTGTAACAACAACTGGTACATCAAATATTAGTGGTATTGGAACAACTACATTTAATTTCTACGAATCTTCAAATTTTATTCAAGTTCCAGATTCAGTAATTGGTATTGAAAAAGTATTCAAATTTGATACTAGTTCTATTTCTGGTGGAATGTTTAGTATAAAATATCAATTATTTTTAAATGATCTTTATTACTTCAATTCTGTTGAACTTTTACAATATGCTATGGTTAAAAGTTATTTGGAGGATATTGATTTTCTTTTAACTACAGATAAACAAATTAGATTCAACAAGAGACAAAATAGAATGTATCTTGATATTGATTGGAATTCTCAAAGTAAAGATACATTCATTGTTATTGATTGCTATAGAATTTTAAACCCAAATGATTTTACAAAAGTTTATAATGACAGTTTTTTAAAAAAATATCTGACAGCATTGATGAAAAGACAATGGGGGCAAAATCTTATTAAATTTAGAGGAGTAAAACTACCAGGAGGCATTGAGTTAAATGGTAGAGAAATTTATGAAGATGCTGAAAGAGAATTGACCGAACTAAGACAAAGAATGTCTATGGATTATGAACTTCCACCTTACGATTTTATTGGATAATGGCACTTAATCCATTTTTTTTACAAGGTTCTCAAAACGAACAAAGACTCATCCAAGAGTTAATTAATGAACAATTAAAAATATATGGTGTTGAGGTAATTTATATACCAAGAAAATTTGTAAGAAAACAAACTATTATTAAAGAAATTCAATCTTCAAAATTTGATGATAACTTTGCTATTGAAGCTTACCTAAACACATATGATGGTTACAGTGGTCAGGGTGATATTTTAACAAAATTTGGAGTAAGTTTAAAAGATGAAGTAAGTTTGATTATTTCTAGAGAAAGATTTGAAGATTTTATTTCCCCATTTTTATTAGAAGCAGAGAAAGATAATGAATTAGAATTATCTACTCGCCCTAGAGAGGGAGATCTTGTATATTTTCCTCTTGGACAAAGATTATTTGAAGTTAAGTTTGTAGAGCACGAAAACCCATTTTACCAATTAGGAAAATTGTATGTTTATGAATTAAAGTGTGAATTATTTGAATACGAAGATGAAGTTATTGATACTACAATTGATGAGATTGATACTCAAATTCAAGAAGAAGGATATATTACCACATTACAGTTAATTGGTTCAGGAACTACATCTACAGCATCTGTGGGAGTTAACAGTGGTTATATTCGTAAAATATACCTCAATAATGATGGGTATAATTACACATCAACACCCATAGTTTCAATATCAACAGCACCCTCTGGAGGAACAAATGCACAAGCTGTAGCAATAACAACGACTAAGGGTGGAATAAAATCTGTTTTAGCGATAGAACTAATCAATTCTGGAGTTGGTTACACTATCAATCCAACTATCACCATTTCTGGCGGCGGTGGTGTGGGGGCATCGGCTACTTGCGAAATTGAAACTTCATTGAAGGGTATTACTAACTTCACAATCATCAATAATGGTTCTGGTTATTCTTCTTCACCGGCAATCACCATCACTGGAAATGTTGGAGTAGGAACAACAGCAGTTGCAAAAGCAATAGTTGGATCTGGAAATAGTATTTCTTCTATTCGAATTATTGATCCTGGAATAGGTTACACAGTAGCACCAACAATTACTATTGCAAGTCCTGCAATTTTAACTGGTATTGGAACATTCAAATATAATGAAGTAGTTACTGGTTCTCTTTCAGGGACTACTGGAAGAGTTAAATCTTGGGATAAAGATACTAAAGTTCTTAAAGTATCCTTCGTTAATGATGCATCTAAAAAAGGTTTTTACAAAGGTGAACTTATTGTCGGTTCTGCCTCAAGTGCAACATATGCGGTATCTTCTTATGATACATGGGATGAATATGATAAATATAGTGAAAATGTACAAATTGAGACAGAAGCAGATAATATTGTAGATTTTTCAGAGTCTAATCCCTTCGGCACATTCTAATGTTAGGAACTTACTATTATCATCAAATTATAAGAAAAACTGTAATTTCTTTTGGAACATTGTTTAATGAAATTTACATCAGACATAAAGATTCTGATGGTGATAATATTAGTGAAATGAAAGTTCCTTTAGCATATGGTCCAATTCAAAAGTTTCTGGCCAGAATAGAACAACAACCAGAGTTAAATAAACCAATTGCCATGACACTACCAAGAATGGCATTTGAAATGAATTCAATTCAATATGATCCAACAAGAAAAGCAAATATAACTCAAACTTTCAAAGCATCTGATGGTACAAATTTAAAAAAAGTTTTTCTTCCCGTTCCATATAATATTGGATTTCAACTCAATGTAATGTGTAAACTTCAAGATGATGCTCTTCAAATTGTAGAGCAAATTTTACCATATTTTCAACCTTCTTTTAATTTAACTGTAGATTTAATTGATTCAATTGGTGAAAAAAGAGATATTCCTGTTGTTTTAGATAATGTATCTTTTACAGATGATTATGAAGGAGATTTTTCTACAAGAAGAATTTTAATTTACACTTTTAATTTTACTGCAAAAACATATCTATTTGGTCCAATTTCCGAAACAACTGATGGTCTTATTCGTAAAGTTCAAGTTGATATACATACTGGAACTAATACACAAACTGCAAAGAGAGAGGTCAGATATACTGTCCAACCAGATCCAATTAATGCTGATCCAGATGATAATTTTGGTTTTGATGAAAATTGGGAGTATTTTGATGACTCTAGAACTTATAGTCCAACTCAACAGCAGGATATTTGATTTTTTATGAAAAATAATTATGAAAAATTAAATGAAACCTTGAATATTGAAAGTAGCATTGTTAAGGTAGATAAAGTCAAAGAAGAATTGTCAATATCTCCATTAAAATTTGATGATATAAAAAAAGATTATGAATACACTCGTGCTAATTTATATTCATTAATCGAAAAGGGGCAAGAAGCGATTAATGGAATTATGGAACTTGCTGGTGAAGGTGGTTCTCCCAGAGCATATGAAGTTGCCGGACAATTAATAAAAAGTGTTGGTGATGTTACAGATAAACTTATTGATTTGCAAAAAAAATTGAAAGAAGTTGAAGAAGATACAACTAAAACAACAAGTAATGTAACTAATAATGCAGTATTTGTTGGATCAACCTCAGACCTTTCAAAACTACTCAAACAAGGTTTCCTAAATAATAAAGAGTAGTTCTTATTTCTAATGAGTTGGTCTGACAAATATAAAAGATCAATAAACTGTGATAATCCTAGTGGATTTTCTCAAAAAGCTCATTGTGCTGCTCGTAAAAAAAGAGCAAAGGGTGAAGAGACTAAATCAAAATCACCTTTCAATGAAATGAACGATTCTCGTATTCCAAAGAAACCAGGACAACCAGATAAGTCTGATAAACACTCTGATCTCTATACAGATGAAGATCCAAAAGGAACAATTCACGGATTGGGATTTAAGGATGTTGCAACTGCAAAACAAA